AATGAGCGAGGGTTTAGATGGTTGACGGAGTGAACTCCGGTATTTTTACGGAATTGTTTTCGAGATGAGCGTCGGGACATTGCACGTCGTTTCATGTTACCTCCTGAAGGTATTTAAATTAGTAGCAGTGATGGTATAGTTTGCAAGGTTTTTTAAACTGGTTTTATTTAGTGTGACACCGGGCGGCGGTGTCACTGGGCCTAATTACAACAAGGAAGGTAATTAGGCCCGTAGCGTTACTGTTCTTTAAAAGTAACCGCTTTTTGAATGTGTTGCGGAGTGTCTAACGACGAATGAATTCCCGTATGGTCATCATAAGTTCCGAGGTAGTAAAGATCATAATCCTCGGGAAATTGGTTGAGCATAGACTTGTCATCTTTTACAAGTCTTTGGAAGTTTCTTTCGGCTTCGCCGTGAGTGTGAGCCATAAAGGGCTGATTGAAAATTTGCACCTTTTGGTCGCGTATAGAGTATACTTTGTATTGCATGTTTTTTGTCCTTTGGTTATGGGCATCGCTGCCCGGTTTATCGGTTCCTGGAGTTTGTCCACTCCAGGCCGGTTGTAAAGTGATAATCATAAAAAGATTACATTTTTATTTTGAGTAGTAGCAGGGAGAGGACCCGTCCTCTCCCTGCCCCACTCCGGGTTTGCTCGGCTTAGCCGGGCAAACGCACTCAGACGCCGTTTCGGCTTTTCGGACTAACGCGCGGACAAAGCCGCTTGTTTGCCCATGAATCTACGATTCATCGGGCCCACTTGGGTTTAGTGGTGTATTTGGGGTTTGTGTATTCTGAGAGGTTTTTGTTTTTGTTTTAGTTTGGGTTTGTGTTTGATTTATTTTTTCCTCAGAGAATTGTTGTTTAGGTTCGTAGATACCTAGTTTAACACCTTCTTCGAAGTTGTTGGGATCTTGCATAAAAGCAAGAAGCTGACCAGGGTCATTGTTGAAGCGTAGACGTATTTGGGAAGAGAGAGTGCCAAAGGCTTCTTTGGCAGAGTTTATTTCATTTAGAGAAGTGTAGTAATCAGAGATTTGAGAGACGTCGGCGTAAACGCCTTGTTTGCGAGCGGTGTGCGTAAGCTCACCGGTTTGTTTGTATTTTTTAATAATATTATTAATATCGCACTGATCAGCAAATTGTTGCTGAGTGCGAGAGGGTTTATTGGTGTAAGTTTGGATTCGCAAGGTGCCATTTTCGCGAACAGAGCGGATAGTTAGATTATGTTTCATAGTTTCTCCTATAGTACCATTATTGGAAGTTCCTCGACCGAATCATATAATTTATTTTTCTTCGGTTCTGGAGATTTGTTAGGTTCTTTTGGTGACGGTGATTTAATATAGTTTTTAAGCTTTTCGAGCAATGGACGAATGATAATGTCCATCGCATCATTTTTAATTTCAGACTCGGGAATTCCTTTTTTAGCAACATCGGTGTCGACACCGAGTTTTTTGATCTGGGCCTTAGAAAGCCCAGCATCGATTAAGATTTTATTACGTTCGGCCTCTGTTTTACCGCGCTGAGCGCGTAAGTTACGAATAGCCTCACTGCCAGCGCGAAGATCCTGGATCTCCTTAGCCGCTGTAGCAAAACCAGTTAAGGTGTTCTCGAGGCGAGCCGCAGTGTAGGAAGCCTGAGAACCACTTGCAGAGGAGCCGGAGCCAGAAGCTCCAGAGGGCGTCGACGCGCCCGACTGATTAGCCATAAGGATTGGATTGAGACCGGCTTTTTTCATATCAGCGGTAGCACGCTGGTAAGCCGAATTAGACATGCGCTCTTGAAAGTCCATTTGCTTTTGAGCTTGGGCACTAGAGAAGTCCATAGCCTCGCGAGCAGAAGCTTGTTGGAAGGCACGGTTTCGACCAGCCTCAACCTCGGAGAGGCGGTTTGCATTATCCGCCATCTCCATATTGGAGTAGTTAGCCTCACGTTGACCGAAGTATTGAAGGACGGGGCCCGCCATACCGGCGACCCCCGCAGCTATCTCGGGACCCATTAGAACCTCCCTAGCGTAGCAGGAACAGAGTAGACAGGCATAGGTCGCGCATGTCGGTACTGGAACCAAGCATCGAACAGTAGATGAGGAGCGCCAGACACAGCAAGAGCACGATCGACAGGAGTATTTTGGACAATAAAGTCCTCGTTAAGCTCAGGGCGAGCTGAAAATTCTTCAGCCATATGCCAGAAGTCGAGAGAGGTAGTGTAAGTAGAACGGAATTCTCCGTGGATCTCAGATGGCTTATATCGATATTCCGCGTATCGCTCCTGATAACCGAAGACGATTGCATCATCCGCAGTTCCTTGAGTGTAAATTTCCTTAGCAAGGACTGCCTGTTCGCCGAGCTCACTAAGTTTAGGCCAGTAGAAGTCGTACCGAGTAGAGCGGTCGAACATTTTGTTGACGCCTTGTTGATAGGTGATGTCAGCGCGAGCGCATGCGAGTCCGATGACATATCCATGTTCGACGAAGGATTTTGAGAAACCGACTTGGGAGCCTGCGGTTGCTGCGGTGCTAAACGCAGCCAGCTGCCCCTGGGCGTTCGCGCCGGAGGTAGGGGATGTCTGAGCCACGGGATGAACGTTGATGCGCGTAGAGCCGCCGCCAAGGTATTCTGCGCGTTGTAGCCTAAAGTCTGGGCTAACGACGTTAAAGTGAGCGCGTAAGATTTCAACATATCGAGTACCTCCGCGAGCATCAAGTTCGAAGAGAGCCTGCATAGAGAAAGCTTCGCGTAATTGATTGATGGTAGCAGCACTTGCACCAGCAAGGTCTGCGATAAGGCGGCCGTTTGGATCTAGGACGCCAGTAACTGAGGGTCCTGGCCAGTCAGCAAGAACACCTGAAGAGTTAGAGCCTATGGCAGAGGAGCCGAACAGCGTACCGGTAGTAGAGTTGCGGAGAAGCATACCAGCCGTGCTGGAAGTATGAGGTTTAAGCTCGACGTTAGCGGTAGTACCGAGAGGAAGAGTAACAGCGTCGCCTTTTTGCGGCCAAGGGAGAGCGCTTGTAAAGTAGTCGTGGCGCTTACCGCGTTTTTGAAGTTCGAAATCCGACGGAGAGTCGGGACCGTCGTCGATTGGTATAATTAATGAGTCCTGCATATTTTGATCGCGGAACCAATCATTAAAGATTTTGTAATAGCAGCGGAATGGTAGAGAGTTTTTGATAGTGTAGCCTGCAGCTACATCGGTCGGAAGACCATATTTGTCATAGATAGAGCCGACCTCAGGGCCCCCAGCAGGGAAGGTCATTTGAGGACAGATAAAGTCAGTATCGTCACCTGGGTTGTCTTGGGCGCCATTAAGGCGTTCCCAATTTTCCCAGACGAGACGATTAGGAACGAAGAAGAAGAAGAAGTCTACCATCATGTTATCCATGATTGGGACTTTTTGCGTAGCGAGACGGGCGAAGGTATTAGCTCGGAGACTACAAGTGTCTCCGGGAAGAATTTCGTCCACGAAGATTGGGACGAGGTAGTCAAAGTCGAATGTATCTTTGACAGTGAAAGAGCGATCAAATTGAGATCGCTGAATTCGCACATCGGGAATCTGTGCGAAGCTATGTTGTGAGTTACGATTGCCTAGCATGTTTTGTCCTTTGGTTAGAGCTTCAAATTGTCCTGAAGCTGTTTAAATTTTTCTTCTAAAATTTTGTGTTTAATTTGTGTTTTTGTAAGTGGATAGTCGAGGGCTTTTCCGTTGGCACTTCTGACAGCGAGAGTTTCGTTGAATTTTTCTTTCTCAAGATTGTCTTTGGCTTGTGCATGCTCAATTTTTCGTAATCTTGTTTGCGTAACATAACGTATGTACTCCGTAGGTTTATTTTCCTTTAGCCATTTAATGTAATATCTGGGAATGCCGCACGTAGAGCCATCCGGGAGAATGATTTGTCCAAAGTTGAAGACGTCGGGCCAAAATTTTTCGATCCATTTTTTTCCGATGGCGTTTTGGTTGGATTTTTTGCTTATGGGATGAAATTCGTGCTCCGAATCTTTTCCGTGGATAAGTTTTTTGGCGGCGTAGCGGGCACAGTAGCCGGCTGATTCGAAGGTGACCGATCCGAACTCGGCCTTTCCGAAGGTCCACAAGGGACTTCTTGGCCAGTTTCGGCATTCTTGCACTTCGTCGTTATCGTAGGGGCCGAGAATTGGAGAGGAGAAAACCTTATCTCCGCGATGGTTGGAGTAGCGGAACACGCGTTCTGGAGGAGACCAACCGAATATAATAGCATGCCAATGAGGACGTTTTTTTTGTTCACCGTATTCTCCTGTGACAAAAACGCCGATAGGGAGATCAAGGGACCGCCTAAGGCGTTTCATGAATTTTTGAAAGTGTGAATAGTCGAGTTTTGCACTTTTTAAGTGCTCATCAGAGTAAGTCAGTGTAATGAAGCAATTATTAGCGTGCATTTGTGCTTCGTGTACGCACCGAACTGCCCATTGCCGGGCATATTCGAGTCTGCACTCTAGACAACGACCGCAGGGAACTTGAAAGGGTTCCATAGACTTGTCGTAGTCATGTTTTGAGAATGTTATTGTTCCGTCGGCTTTAAAGCCGGCGAATAAAGGGGATGAACAGCGCAATTGTTTATCCTTTTTTGGGGGAGCTGCCTGAGCTCCCTGTTTTTTTAGAGGCGAATTCCGCCGCGAAATGAGCGAGGGTTTAGATGGTTGACGGAGTGAACTCCGGTATTTTTACGGAATTGTTTTCGAGATGAGCGTCGGGACATTGCACGTCGTTTCATGTTACCTCCTGAAGGTATTTAAATTA